CCTGGGAACAAAAAGGTACACAAATCACGATCCCTCTCGGTACCTCTGCTCCTGTAAAAGGCTTCGGTAAATCAAACCTCAACATTCAAGACCCGAATGCCGCTGTATACGAAACCGATGGAACCAATCCTACTTATGCAAATGCTTCCATGGTTGACAACGCTGCGAACCGTATCTGGTACGCCAAGCAAACTGGTGCCGGTTATCCCGACGTCACTGCTGACCTCTCTTCTGCTACAGCTGCCTCGATTATCGAACTCCGCGAGGCTCTTGCCCTGCAAAGGTACCAAGAAGCCCGCGCTCGTTATGGATCTCGCTATACTGAATACCTCCGCTACCTCGGCGTAAAATCGTCTGATTCTCGCCTCCAGCGTCCGGAATATCTCGGCGGTGGGAAACAAACCATCCAGTTCTCTGAAGTACTCCAAACTGGTGTGACTACTGATGGCGACGACACTGAAGGCGTCGGCAATCTTAAAGGTCACGGTATCGGAGCTCTTCGCTCGAACCGTTATCGCCGTTTCTTCGAAGAACACGGCTACGTCTTCACGTTCATGTCTGTAAAACCAAAAACGATTTACTCCCAGGGGCTACCACGCCACTGGTCGCGCGCTACCAAAGAGGATTTCTGGCAGCGCGAACTCCAACACATCGGGCAACAAGCAATCAAAAATAAGGAGATCTATGCTGCTCACGCCACCCCCACTGGGGATTTTGGCTACCAAGATCGGTATGATGAATACCGCCGTACTGAATCCACAATCGCCGGAGAATTCCGCTCTACGTTGGATTTCTGGCATATGGCTCGTATCTTTAGTAGCGATCCTGCTCTCAACTCGTCGTTCGTAGCTGCAAACCCGACTCCTCGCATTTATGCCTCTACATCGACGGATCAACTTTATGTTATGGCCAACCACTCAATTCAAGCGCGCCGCCTAGTTGCTCACACTGGCGGAAGCTTCATTTATTAAACGGAAAGGTGAACATGTTCTCAAATATCAAGAAAAAACTGGCCTCTCGTAAAAATTGTTATGAAAATCCGGATCCCAAGCCCATGGCTGTTCCTGTATCTATGCGCTCTCCTGAAACTTCTGATCAGCGCATGATGCGAATGCTCGCCAATGCTCGTGCTCTTGCCGCCATGGAAGGGGCCGAAACCTTCGAGGAAGCAAATGATTTCGAAGTCGAGGATGAATGGGACCCTCTCCCGGCCTCTAATCACGAATATGGAGAAGAAATTGAGCGTTCGGATCGGGAAATTATTGCCAACCCTCCTCAACGAAATCGAAACTTCGTGGAAGAAAAGCCTGATCGACAGGCTAATAATCGTCCTCCAAAGCAAAAATCAGCCGCCGCCGGCGGAGCGAAGCGACCTGCCAGCCGGGCCGCTGATGATGAGTCCGACCAGGACGAATAAAAATGATGCTTAAAGTAATTAAATGGCTTCAGCAATATGATTGGACATGGCGAATAGCCTTCGTCAGGAATTATTGCACCCTCTGCGGGGGCCTTAAAGGCTTCCGCTGTAATCAATAGGCACAGTACACTCACTTGATGTGTACTGTGCTAGGTGGTCCTAAATGAGTAGGCGAAGCAAAAAAAAGAGGGGGCGCGTCGAAGATGCTAGCCGCAGGCTGTCGCCCTCTTCAAACTCATTTGATCCACCAAAAACCCGAAGGGGTTCTTGGAACCCCTTCGATCACTACAAGGGTACGCCTGCCTCCTTTACGCTTTACAAAGCGAAAGTGCAGGCAAACCCGTTACAAACCTCTGGATCACATCAAAAACCTTCAACGCATCGCAAAAGTTCTCCGAAAGGCTCTAGGTTCCGTGATCCTTATAAAAACCAAAAACAACTCGAACTGTTCTCTCCAGCACCTGCTACCCCCTCCACACCTCGTAAAACCCTCTCTGTCTGTCAATCCCGCTCCCAAAGGAGAGAAGTGATGTTCGCCCAAAAAAGTACCGGCTCAGGCCAACCTCGCCAACGTAGGCCGGTCTATACCCAAAACTCGAAAATACGCTGTAAAGGAAGAAAATAAATGGCTGCTCCAATAATCGCCGCAGGCATCGCCGCAGGCGCTGGCCTGGTCGGCGGTATCCTCTCGAACAAAGCTCAACGCGAATCTGCTGATGCAATCAACGCTGAAAACGCCCGCCAAGCGAACATGAACCGCGAAATGCAAGAGAAATTCGCGCAACATGGCATTCGCTGGAAAGTCGAAGACGCTAAAGCTGCGGGCATCCATCCTCTCTACGCCCTGGGCGCTTCAACTCACTCTTTCAATCCTGTCGGCGTCGGTGCCGTAGGCCCAGGCGCTGACAATGTAGGCCCCGCTATTGGCCAAATGGGTCAAGATATTTCTAGGGCCGTTAACTCCACGAAAACAGAGGATGAAAAAACGATAACCTCGCTTCAGATCGCCGGACTTAAGGCCGATCTCCAGGGCAAGGAGATCGATAATGCTGTACGCGCTAAAGCTCTTAGTAACGTGGGTCCCTCCAGTCCTTCGTTTCCTGGATCTGATAACTTCATCCCGGGACAAGGGAATTCGAACCGGCAAAACAAAACGCTAGTTATCGAAAAACCCTTAGAAAAAACTGTGTCACAGCCAGGGCGTCTCTCGCAGGAAGCAGGGTGGCGCCCTGATGTTTCTTTCGCTCGCACCGATACTGGGCTTACCCCCATGGTCCCTGAATCTCTCTCTGAATCACTCGAAGACGACATCATCGGGAAACTGATGTGGCGTTTCCGCAATCAACTCGCTCCTAACATTTCTGGTCGCGGCGCTCCTGCCAAGTCTCAACTCCCTCGTGGGGAAAAAGAATGGCACTGGAATTACGCTTCCCAAGAATGGCGTCCAGGCTCCAAAAACCTTAAACAACAACTGTGGGACATGTTTGGTAGTCCTCCTCATCCGAAAGGCAAAAAATAATGGCTTTCCGTCGTCGTAAATCTCGTTCGCGTCGTCACAAACAATTCCGTGGCAAAAAGCGACGCACTAACCCGCTCCGCATCGGCTTTAGAATGTAAAGTCAATATGCTCTGCAAAAAACCGTTCATGCGGGGCACCATTCCGCATGGCTGTGGGCAATGTATGCCCTGCCGCCTCAACTCGCGCCGAATTTGGATGCATCGCATGGTGTTAGAATCAATGAAGCATGAAAATTCTTGCTTTGTAACTCTGACATATGCTCCTGAAAAAATTCCCAAAGACGGCTCTGTAAAAATTCCTCACTATCAAAAGTGGTTGCGCGATATGCGCAAAATAAAAGGCAAAGGATCTATCCGGTTCTTCCTCGTCGGCGAATATGGGGACCAGTCAATGCGTCCCCATTACCACGCCGCTCTCTTCGGCATTCCCTCTTGCACTCGTGGCCGAACCAATCATCGTCTCCATGTAAACAAACGCTGTTGTGAAAACTGTAATTTCATTCAATCCCATTGGCCTCATGGCTCGATCGATCTCGGAGAACTCACTCAGGAATCCGCCTCCTATATCGCTGGCTACGTCACAAAAAAACTCACTCGCAAAGTAAATGATCATCAAAAAAATATACTCGGAGACCGGGCTCCTGAATTCGCTCGAATGTCTCTCAAACCTGGGATAGGGGCTCTCTCCATTGAAAACATTGCTGATGCTCTCACTACTGAATATGGTTGCGAATCTGTTGTTGCTACTGGTGACGTGCCTATATCTGTAGCTCAGGGAAAAAAATCCCTACCTCTCGGAAGTTATCTCCGTAAAAAATTACGCACCCACTTAGGCTTTAAAAAAACTGGGGGTCAAGATGAAACGCTCCTCGCGTATTCGCTGCAAATGTGCGAACTGTTCACGGAAGCACTCAAAAAACCGGAAAACAAAAATAAACCGCTCGCGCAAATAATCGTAGAAGAAAATAAACAAAAGCTTTTAAATATGGTTGCACGTAACGAAATATATAAAGGAAGGAAATCTCTTTGAAACGCTCTAAACATTCTCTGTCGAATTATAAACTTCTTACAATGAACATGGGAGACCTCGTACCCGTAGGGCTCCAGGAGGTCTTACCAGGTGACACGATTCAACAGGCTACTAGCGCGCTCATTCGCGTCTCGCCCCTTCTCGCTCCGGTCATGCATCCTGTTCATGTCCGCATTCATCATTGGTACGTTCCTCACCGTCTTGTCTGGGAGGACTTTGAAAAATTCATAACCGGGGGTCCCGATGGCAACGACGCTTCAGTACTGCCGCTCACTACTGTCAATCCTACTGTCGGCTCTCTTGCTGATTATCTCGGCGTTCCTACTGGCACTTCTCAAGCTGTGTCGGCTCTGCCTTTCCGTGGTTACGCAAAAATCTGGAACGAATGGTACAGAGATCAAGACCTCCAAACTGCTCTAACCGTTGATGAAGGCTCTGGCCCTGACACCACCACGAACACTTCCCTCCAAGCAATCTGCTGGGAAAAGGATTACTTCACGTCGGCCCGCCCCTGGGAACAAAAAGGTACACAAATCACGATCCCTCTCGGTACCTCTGCTCCTGTAAAAGGCTTCGGTAAATCAAACCTCAACATTCAAGACCCGAATGCCGCTGTATACGAAACCGATGGAA